CGTTGTTCTCATAGCTTAACTCAATAGCTAAACCTGAAACTTGAACTCTCTCTACGTAATCTTGATCTAAGATTAACACCTTACCAGCAGTAGCGAAAGCCGCTTTAACAACTGGAGTATCGTTAATTTTCAAAGAATTACCTTCAAACAATACAGAACCAGCACCAGGATAGTAACCAGCAGAGTAAGTAGATTTAACCAATGCAGCATAATCAGAAGGACTCACAATCGCAAATGATGGATTGTAGTTAGCTGATTGTTGATAAGCTACAAAGTCAATCAATTTCTTCACTTTGTCAGTTTCTGAAGTTGTTGCAGAAGTATTCGCTCCAGCTACCAAAGACGCATAGAATAAAGAGTTCTCAGTTTTGAAGAAATCTCTTTGAAGTAATCTTGGAAGAACCTGAGTAATGAACGGCAAAGAATTCATTGCTTGCTTAGTGAAGTCGATTGTACCAGCGATAAACTGCTCAACGATTTTAACCGCAGTTAAACCGTAAACGTTCACACCCTTAGTTGAACCTTCCGCTTGTTTACCAATGTTGTTGGTAGAAGAAGTTTCAGAGAAAGTAATGTACAAACCAGTTTCAGTATTAACAGTAGATACTAAATCTCTGATGTTAATTTTCTGAGAAGGAGCAATAGCTTGTCTTTGGTTGTAAGTAGCCAAAGGATCACCAGTCAAAGAACCTAACAAGTTAAAAGACTTAACCTCAGGCATTTCGATTCTTACTTTTGCATCTTTATGACGCATTTCAGAGTAAAGGCTTGATTGTTTGATGTCTTTTGCATCACCACCTGGGAAGTAAGTAGCCATTTTCTCAACTAAAACTTCATTGAAGTCTTTACCTTCAGACTTATCAACTGCTTTTTTGTTGATAGTTGCTAACTCATCGAATTGCTTTTGCATATCTGCACCGAAAGCCTTAAGGTCTTCAGGAGTTGCAAAACTCATTGATTCGATTTTACTTTTAATTTCATTTGCTACCTCAGTAGCTTTTTGTGCATCAACACCGCTCTTTTCAGCAGCAGCCTTGATTTGTTCAACGGTTTCGCTCATTTTTGCTACACCCGCTTCGATGTCTTTAATTTCCATGATTAAGAAATTTTGATTTTATTAAATTTGTTTAAAGCCTCAACAAGTCCTGAGTAATCCGGCTCTACTGCTTTAGCGGGTGGAGTGGTTAGTAAATCTATTGCCTGTTGAATATATTTAATTTCAATCTCTAAGAGGTTGAATGTTTCATCTGTGTATGTACCGCCCTTGAAAGCCGTTAAAAGACTGTTTAATCTTTTGTTTAACTTCTCTCTGTCTGGCATAATTCCTTTAGTAACGTCTAATGTTGGTGTTTCAGGATTCGCAGCCCATAGAACCGCTGAACCTTCATACAGTTTTAATTCCTTGATAATCCTAACAGTTTGCTTTTGATCTTGCCAGTCTGATTTGATTGTTGAGAATCCGATTGAGTGTTGATTGATTAATCCTTCGTTATACATTTTAATCATATCCTCGCCTTTCTCAGTTTCTACTATTTTAGTAACTGCGATAAGCATATCATCCTTAACATACAACTCAGAAGGTTTACCAATCATGTGGTCGGTGTCTGCAATGTGATCTACTAAAGAGTAGATAAGATTCTTCCCTTTTGGGCCACGTTCTTTAACGGTTTTAGTTACCGCTTCTTTAACGATAATATCTGAGTCTAAATCGACATTGTCGAATCTAGCCCACACCGCTTTAACGGTTCTATTCTCGCAATCTACATCGAGAATATCCTCCATGTCCGCCCCTTTATACTCAATCGTTTTCATCGTTCAGAATATGATTTATGATAAATTGTGTTATTTCTATTGTTGCTACCTCTCTTAGAAGTTGCGTAAATATGTTTGTTCGTGTTTGGTTTAATACTGATACCCCGCCCCCTTCGCTAATTAAATCACCTGTTCCCTCTGTTGGTTTGCCTGTTTCAATACTTATTAATTCCCCTTCCTTAGTTCTAACAGGAATAAAAACAAGCGTACATCTGCAATTCACTAAGTTTCCTACACTCGCATCGGGATCACCAGGATGTAACATTGCATCAACTGTCTTTGTACTTGGTACGATGAATCTTTGGTCAAATCCTACCGTTTTACCATTCATGTCTAAGTGATCGTATTGATCTCTTGGTATTCTTCGTGTTCTATCGTCTTGAGCCGAAAGCCATTCTTTTTGAACTTCAATGTCTAAGTCTGCAGCTGCTACCATTGCTCCGATGTTAGAGGCTTTGTTTAACTCAGTCCTAACTATTCGCTTTGCCATCCAATTAGGGAACTCGGCTTCGTTTAAATTCCTCACTATCTTATCTACTCCCCAGCCTTGTTCGTGTCCTTTGATTATCTCTTGTTTGATCTTATCTTTTAAGGTTTCTGTGATGTCTATTGAAACCTTGTCTAATCCGTTTGTTTTTAAGTATTCAGCTATTACCCAAGTCCATTTATCATCTCGGCTCGAAGCCTTAGTTTGTGCCTTAATACTTCGATAAACTTTAGTTGCATTACTTAATCCCGCTACGATGTAAACCTTTTTTAAAGCCACTCTCATAGGTCTGCTAGGGATCACATCTGGAGTCAAATAAGGATGCTGACTATACGAATGTGTAAAGAACTTTATCTGTTGTCTGATGGTCGCTTCAATCTTAGGTGTAAACTCCTTTACAAGCCTATTATATAAAGCCCGATAAGTGTTATAATACTTTCTTTTATCCTTCTCATTCATTCGGCTTCTTATAAGGATCAATAATTGGATCTACATTTGCATCCGGTTCGCCAATAGCTTGACCGTTTACATAAATAGAGTTTAAAATATCTTCGCTGATATAATCGGGAATAGGTTCACCAAGAATCTCGTATCTTCTTCTCAGTGGTAACATGGAGTCTTTTAACCAATTAACCTGAGTTTGTTTATCCTCCTGGAGTTCAGGGTAACAACTCAAATCAAAATCAACTATGATGTTTTTGCCTTTATATCCCCAATCTGTCGCTAGTTTTCTGTTTAGATTATCTCGCATGGCAGTTAATAAAGGAATAGCAGCACGAACTGTTAAAGCCTTTTCCGCACTTGTAGCGTTTGCCATGATCTTATTCTCAGGATCATTCAATAACTGTGAAGGAACTCCGTAAATATTACAGAGGCTTCTCATGTCCCAGAGTTCTTGTTGTATAATATCAAGGTCAACGTTAGAAAGTCCTATTTGCTGCCAGCCAACCTTATAACCTGAAGTGGCTACTTTGTTTTTATTCTTAGCACCTGAGAACTCCGCTAACTTACCTTTCAAAGCGTTTGCTTGTGCTACGGCTGTATCTCCTTCCATTCTTAGGTCGTCTGTGTAAAGAACCCCCGCTGGCCCTCCGTTCTGTAAGTTTGCAACGGAAGCGGTCTTCGACTCATTTGAACGTGTGATGTTCTTTGCCGCTGCCTGTAAAGGACTCATTCCGTACAATTCCATCCCCGAAGCATTCCAACGAGGGTTAAAATATTTATCGTGTAGGATTTCAGGTTTCTCAAACTCCCAATACTGACCGATGTATAAACGATAACCTTCTACCGTTCTTGGCATTTGGTTAATGTTCGCAATGATACTCATGTACTGAGATGGCATCGCAGTTAGGCTTAAAGGTTTGCCGCCATTAAACCCAGCACCAATCAAAGGAGCGTAGATATAAGCGTTTCCTGTTGATAGTTTAAAGCCACCCCAAGCCTCTATAAGATCGCTCCAAGTGTCTGTATCGTTAGGATAGTTAAGTAGTTCATTAAGTTTCTCATCGCCTTTGTAAGGTTCAACGGCTTCGTTTTTAAGTTCGTTTACTTGCTTCCAGTTAGTTATTAGATGAGGCTGAGATAGTATTGATTTTAAGCGTAGGTATTTCTTTTCGTCTTTAACTTTATAAACACCCCAATCAGCTACCTTAGCTTTGTTGGTTATTAAGTTAATGATTGAATAGACTATGTCGTTACCAGCTAAACCGTCTGTGATAAAGGAATCAGCGTTTTGTCCTGACCACGTAACGATGCCTTTAAGCACCTCCATAGTAATAGGAGTAGAAGAACCTTTAAAATATTTATTGATTCGTTGGAGTAAGCCCAATGTAATGACAATTAAGAGTTAATTGTCTGCGTGTCTTTTGGGTAATAGTCGTGGAGTCTGTGTAAAATTACGAAATATCTTGTAAATGCAAATATTTTTGTTTATGTCTATCCTACTGCTATTTTAAACGTTGGTTTATCAAAGTGTGAATAGATAGCGTAACGCATCGCATCACAAGCATCGTCATTCGCTTTAACTGGCTCTTCAATGATGTTATCGTTCTTATCCTTCTTCCACTTGTACGAACTTAACTCTTTTTGAATGTTTTTACTCCTTGAGTCAATTACAAGTGGATAACTTTTGACCTTTAGAATACCCGCCCACACATCTTTCGAAGCTGCTTTAATGTTTATTCCCGCTCTGTATATTTCTTCGATACTCTTAGGTTCAGCTGCGTCTGCGTAAATAGGTGATCTATCTTTCACATACTCTTTAATCTTCTGAATTAAGTCTGCCAATGTTAAATTAGATTGATAGATACACTCTTGAACGTAATTAGTTCCCTCGTAGTGTTCCACCTTTACCAAAGCTGCGGGGTGATTGAATCCAAAGTCTAACCCATAGAATACATCGCCTTTACCCGGTAATTCACCGTATTTCCATTGAGTATATATTATCTCTTTCGCTGCACCTCGAAGCCCTAATGTAAAAACCTTATACATGAAATCATCAGGTAAGTCTTTATAACTCTCTAACATTTCTATCTGCCTTTGCGAAAGGTTTGGTAGGTTCTGCTTATAAGTCGAATGAATCTTTAAATTAGCCGGATCATCTGCAATGGTGTACCAATAACAAACAAAATCAGAAGGGTTTAAATCTCCAAATATCTGTCCTGTCGTTCTCATTGCTAACTGCTGGTAAAGGTTCAACTTGATTAAGTTGCACTCGTTACACCAAAGAATATCTCTACCTGGACCTCTAGCTTTAGTTTCATCTTCAAGACCAAATAACTCTATTATACTGCCATTACTGAAAGTATAAACAAAGTCTGTTGCCCTCCAGTTGTTATCATTGAATATATTCCAATCCATCATAATAACCATGAAGTCTCTGTAAACCCCTCTCTTTATGTGTGGCAATGAATGAGAAACAACTGAAATCCTTTTACCTGGTTCGGTTAACGCAATGTAGATCATCAATTGCATTAAGCTATAAGACTTACTCGAACGGCTTGAACCTTCATTTACTATTACACCGTAGATGCCTTTTTTATATGCTTCTAGGTTTTCGTAGAATACTGGAGTTGCTTTAAGGTCAATAGACTGAAGCATAGTTAGTACCCTTTTTAATATTGCTAATTGTCGAAATAGCTACATGGTAAGCTAATGCTATATCTGTTATCCTTTCTCCTCTTTGTACTTTGTTTCTAATCTCTAATATCTGAGCATTAGTAAACTTAGCCGCTGGGTGTCTTTCACCTTTAATGCTACTTAATCCTAATTTAAACGAATGTTTCAAGTTATCTGAAGAAGTGCAATACTCTAAATTACTTATATGGTTATTAGTCTTATTTCCGTCTATGTGGTTTACTTGTAGTGTACTTTCTCCTAAGAATGCTAAAGCTACCAACCTATGTATATTCATTCGTCTTTCCTTTCCTAAAACACAAATAGGAACTGCTAAATAACCGTTCCTTTGTTTTGATTGCCTTAAAACTCTACCCCAAGCCTTTTTAAGTCCTCCGTAATTATGCTGAACAAATCTATCTATTGATTTAATTTGCCCATAACTACTAGCCTCGTAAAATCCATTTGTATTAGGTATTGTTTTCCAAACTTCCATTAGTTGGGTTTATTGGTTCACATCCTGGTTGTGGATGGATATTAATTAGAACACCACCTGTGATAGCTACCTCTGACTTTAAAATATCATCTTCGATTGCCCTATTTATAGTTTCGATCGCTTTAGCATTTCCAGCTTTAGCGTTAGTTATTAATGAAGTTATATAACCGTTAAAAGTATCAGTAGGTAACCCATCGTCTGCAATCATCTTTTTAATTATCTCTTGGGTTAAATAACGCTGCTTTCTTCTTTCCTCCCAACCTTGCTTTTTAGACTCTGGAGATGGCTGATTAGTAACGGAGAAT